ATCATCTTTAACATCATCTTTACGTGCATACTCTTCACGAGTCTTGTTTAATAATATCTGTAGACGCTTTACCTCTTGGAACATCTTGTTGAATGCCCATCCTGCAGGCACTACGACCATAGTCAGGATAATATTCCAAAATAACATTGCATCTATTTCCATTATCCTGCAATTTCCATAACTGTTATTGTTGATGCAGCGTTACCATCATGTCCTGCACTTGAGTCTGAATCTCTACCAGAACGATTGATACAGCCAACCTCTGAAGTTGTAGATGACTTCATTTGTATTTTATAAGTAACTTCACTTGTAGTATTGGGAGAATCTAAAAAACAACTGCTACAATGAAACATTTGACCTGCTCTTCCATTATTAATAACATGAGTTCCTCTTTCTCTATGAGTTCCTCTTGCATCTCCAATGTTGATTACAGTAGAATCTCTAACCATTTGAACAAATACATGGTTTGCATCTGAACCATTAGCACCACCAACACTTAAATCTGCTTTAAATAATATTTTACTAGTAGCAGAACTAGGTGTTATAGCTACTGATAATCCAGTTACATCAGTATATGATGTGCTATTAGTTGTAAACGTATCTGTCTTTGTTGTTTGTTTCACTTGCAAAACTCCACCTGAAGCTACCATCTTTGCTAATTGTGCTGCTTTACTCATGCTAAGTCTCCAAATACTGTTCCATTACTGTTAGACAAGTCAGCATTAGTTCTGTTTGTACTGCCATCAACATAGTATGTTTCACACTTTACAGAACTTGTAGCATAACTTGCATTGTTATCTTGTGGCTCGTGGTGTAGACCAGAAGAAGTGCTACTTGGTATTTGTGCTGCTGTTCCTTGAAAACAATAATTTATGTTACCCATGTTTGAGCTAAAATTGTAAGTATAAATTCCTGAACCACCATCTGTTACACTCCCAACATTTAATGAATCTAAGGCAGCAGGTGTTCCTGCATCACCATCTAAATTTATCCACATTTTAGCACTACCGCCTGCTACAAAACTCGTAGCAACACTATTATTACCACTCGCATCTTTTAATGTATTTACTCTTAACTCACTAGCCATTATGCAAGATCTCCACAAATCACTGCTTCACAATGTGTTATATTTGCCTCTGATGCAGAGCCATCTGTTGTCGACATTAATCTTACCTCTACTGCACTTGCTGTTTTACTAGGACTTTGAACCATCATTCTAGGATTTAACCCCGTAACAGTCATTCCAATTCCAGAAGCATATAAAGCATTACTCAAATTATTTGTAAAATGTATTCCAAAGTCTCCACTTCCATCGTCATCCACAGAACTACAATTAAAACTGTCATCTAATGCAGCATCTACACCTAATGTAAACCAAACTTTATTTAAACCAGCCATAGTATCTTGTGTACTACCAGATGTCTTTCCTATGCTATCTACTTTTAATATACTTGCCATTATGCTAAGTCTCCCATAACCATACACCCAAAATCAACATGATCCTCTACAGCAGAGCCTAAATCTTGTGATAAACTTCTATATTGTGAAGTGCTTTTTAAAGTAATTGTTCCATTATTAGAACGAAGTCCACCTAAATTAGTTTCACCACTAGTATGAACATCATTACATTGTTGCCATGCTTGAGTATAATTTGTACTTTCCATATTATTTGTATAAGCACAAGTGTAGTCTCCTGTTCCATTATCTGTAATACTACCATGATTTAGACTGTCACCTAAAGAGACACTGCCTGCTGTTCCATCTGACATTTGCCATGCTTTTGCCAACCCTTGTTGCAGATTAGTTGTAGCAGAACCCTCACCTTGAATACTAATAGAACCTTCTGCTGTTTTGCCTTTTATAGTATCTACATTGAGTTGGCTTGTCATACGATACTCCAATAACCATTAACAGTAACTGTTGCTGACTGTGTAATAGGACCTGCACTAACACCATTCTCATCTGCGTCTATAGTTATGTCTGCACTAATAGTCTGACCATTTAATCTGATTATACTATTGTTTCCCTTAAAAGGATATCTTGTATCTGACTCATTCTTTGTGTAAGAGTTGGCAACAGAAAATACATCATAGACAACCATTTCCACAATATCATTTAAACTTGCTCCAGTAACTAATACTACTGATGTTCCAGTGGTTGCAGCATAGTCTGTGCCTGGTACAAGCAACACACCATTCTGATAAACATCCATGTACCTTGAGTCATTGTAACTTAGTGTCAAAGAGTTTGCATCTGATCCACTAAAGCTAGTTTGACCAGCCGAGGCTTGATATTGAAACCTACTTCTTACTCCAAAATTTTGTGATCTTCCTATGTATGGCATAAATTAACTCGTTGGCTTTGTTGGAAAATTTATGTAATTACCTTTTACATCTTGTTTCATTTTTTCTTGCACCTTATCTACAGTATTTAAATCTTTTGTTATATCTCTTAATGATTGTCTATAAGTTTTAAAAGAAGAACTCATAGTTAAATCAGATAAACCAAGATAATCAGTTTCTTTTAATAATTTATTTCTTAAATCTCTTAGTTCATTTAAATTACGATCCAATTCTCCATCAGCCCACGCTTTTTCTTCAGCATCTCTTAATTTTTCTTCTTCTGCTGTAAACTGAATTTTTTTACCATTTACTGTTCTATATCTAGGCATAACTATGCTTTCTTAATTCCATATAAAGTATATTCGTCATAGATTAAGTTATCACTACTTAAATATAATTTAAGTCTATCATTAACACCAGTATCACCAGTTTTTCCAGCCATGTTTTCTCTTACAAGTCCACCTGAGTTTTGTCCAAATCTATCTGCTCCAACTACAGCCTTTTTGTCAGTAGTGGTATTAAAAAAATATATTTTCATATCATTAAGCTGATGAGTTGAATCTGAACTTACTGAATTATGAACCATTCTAAAATAAGAACCATTCCACAATCCGTTTTGGCTAGAAGAACTGCCAGAAGCATTTTGGAAATGACTTCCAATAATACTCAAATAACTATCTGATAAATAAGTACTATTACTTTGTTTTCTTAATTGCATATACAAATCTGGGTTATTTGCTGAACTACAAAAACCTCTTAAAACTAACATTTGATAAGCATAATCTGTGCTAGTTGACAGATCTATCTCTAAAGCAGAAGTAGTTGCACCCGTAGTATCATTTGCTAAAGACACTAATTGACCTGCTCCACTAACAGTGCCAGTAAAAGCAAAGGTGTCTGCTAGATTAATTCCATCAGCTTCAACTTTAGTTAATGCCATTACTGCTCCTTATGCGTATGGACTATCGCCTAATACAGATGTGTCCCATGCTGCTTTGAGCTTTGCGATTGTGTCTGCATCAGATATAGCTTTAGCTGCTGGTGCATCTCTTAGTGCTTTCTTTTTATTAACACTTGCGGTCTTTGCACTTGCATCATCTGCCTCTAATGCTTTCATGTATACAACGTCTTCTGCTTCTAATAGTGGCTTTCTTACCTCTCTGATTTTATCTTGAAATATCTTTTTAGCTTCAGTCATGTCTTCAGATATAACTTTACCATTAAGTTTCCAAGCACCTCTAAAGTGTCTATCAGAAGGAACAGTCACAGTAGAAGCATCTACAGTTGCTCCGTCTTTATCTGTTATATATGTTTTGGTTGTCATTTTTGCTCCTTATGCTGCTTCATTATCAATCTTCCAAGCGTTACGCCATATTCGTGTGCTTGGCAGTTGATCCTTTTTACAAATAACTAATCTTTGTCGATTAGCTTTTTCATAATCTCTCCACACTCTTTGTGGTATGTCTTTCATAATTAAATACTCTATTGCTTGTTCTTCCGTCATTTTACCAATAGGCTTAGTATTGTGCAATAGATAACCTCTTGTATGTTTTTTAAAATCTGGCTTGGCTTCATCTTCTGCTAACGCCCAATATACTTCTACTGGTGGCAATATTCCGCCTTGTAAAGCACAAGCCATCCAGTTTGGATCTGGCACAGTAACTTTTGCACATTCATCTGTGTCTGGGTCTTCCCATACAATGCGATAGTCTGATTGTTTGCCTTCTAAATTTTCTTTTGCCCAACACAATCTATCCCATAAATGTGTGCCTTGAAATTCTGGTGTTTTTATTTTTGTCATGCTAAATCTCCTAAAATACCAAGATTACAATGTGTATGGTCACGATTAATTGTTGTACTACTACCATCAAATGAATCTTGTTCTTCTCTGTAAGAACTTGTTGCTTTAGCAAAACTGTTAGCTAAATATTGAGTATAATTTGAAGCAACAATAGCGTGTACTAAATGACAATAATTAGTATTTCCCATGTTATTTGTAAAAGATGTTGTATAATCGCCTGTCCCGTTATCTGTCATTCCACTTACATTTAATGAATCATTTGATGCTGCACCACTTGCACTTCCATCAAAGTTTACCCAAACTTTATTTACACCATTTAGTATATAACTCGTATTAATAGACTTTTCTGTACTAGACTTAACTTGGTCAGATGTTGTTAATGTATCAAATGCTATTGTTCCGTTTGCCATTATGCTAAATCTCCGTGAATTATAAACATACAAGGGTCAACATCAAAAGCATCAGCAGCATTATGAACATCAGTTATTCCAAACCTTGCAGTTCCTGCTGCTCTACTAATTATATGAGCCATACATTCATCATCAAAACTTGATATTGCACCACACATACTTGAACAAGCGTAGTTTACATTACCCATATCATTTGTTATTTCAAGTGTAACATCACCTGTGCCATTATCTGTTATTCCTGTAATATTAAGTGAGCCAGTTGTTAATTCTGCAGTTCCTGTCATATCAACGTCTGCCCATGCTTTTGCCAACCCTTGTTGTAGGTTTGTGGTTTGAACACCACCCTCTCCTGTAACAACAATGCTACCTGCTGAAGTTGTACCTGTTAAAGTGTTTGTCTTAATGGTACTCATGCTAGATCTCCGTGATATACTATACAAACAGGGTCATAATCTATCTTTGAGTCATTGTCATTTCTAATTGTAGTATGTCTATTTGAAGAGGTGGTCATATTTGCTTTAGTGTCAATAGTCACAAGTCCTTCATCTTCTCCAGAACCACCTCCTGATGGATTTGATGTAGTCATTCCAGAAGGGACATAAGTTGCATTGCCCATATTATTTGATAAAGCTACACTTATATCACCTGTACCATTATCTGTAATTCCACTACAATTTAAAGAATCAACTAATTCTGCTGTACCTATTTGATCTATGTTTACCCAAAACTTTGCCATCCCAGCCATGGTGTCTTGTGTGCTACCTGTTGTTTTTCCTATACTGTCTACTTTAAGTGTACTCACGATGTCACCAACCTTCCACCATTTTCAACTGTAAGAGTTACGCCAGATGCAACTGTTAGTGGACCTGTTACTTGTGCATTCTCTGTAGCTAGTATGGTTGCATTAGCTGTCAAAGTTTGAGCATTAGTTCTAAAAATACCACCAGATTTAAAATTACCTTTGTTTTCTGCGGCTGGTGTAATTGTTCCAAATGTTCTGCCAAAAAACATTACAAAGATATTATTGCCAGAGTTATTGCTTGGTGCGGCAGTGAAGGTCAAAGTTGTTCCATCTGGCACTGTATAAGCTCCAGTTGGCTCTTGAACAACACCATCTACAGATACAACAATATCTTGTTCTGAACTTACAGTTTGATTTAATGTAAATGTTGTTGTGCTGCCATCGCCACTAAACTCTTGTCTTGTTGGTAAGCTCTCAAAAGCTGGTGATATATCGTTACCAATCAAAGGCATGACTTACTCCTATTCACTAATTGTGTCTACAACTGACACCCATACATCGGCAGAACTTGCTGTATTACTCTTAACCTTTAACGCATCACCACTAACCATGACAATCTTAGCACCACCATCCAAAACCTGTAGACTTGATCCAGCAGGTATCGGTGCGTCTTTTACAATATGAATATCATTAGAGCCATCATTGATATAAACTTCTACAGTTATTTGTGAGGTGGTTACATTAGCTATTGTTATTCCTACTATAGCATCATCTGAGTTTGCTGTTCTGAGTGTAACTGCACCTGTTCCAACTGCGTTTGAGGTATTTCGTTCAAAGTCTTGTGCCATTCTTTACTCCTATAACGCTATAGCCATTGCCACGGCAAAACCTTTTGATGCACTACCAGATGTTATTCCTAAATTAGCTGGTGTAATCTTTTTCATTGTACCACCATCATCCACTAAAACAAAGTCTGCATCACTACTTGATGTTGTGGTTGAGGGTGTGTCTGAGTTACCTGTTGTTATTATTGTGTTGCCTTCTATAGTCACAACTCCAGCACTTGACCTTGCTATAGTTGTGTCACTTGCATGACCTAATTCTATATCGGCAGTTGTTGTTAAATCACCAGTTACAGTTGCACCATTAGATGTTGCTTCTATTTTTGTAGTATTGGAATTTTGTAATCCGTAACTACCACCATTGACAACATATGTTCTTGTAAAGGCTTGTTCCGTAAAACCTGTAGGTGTTCCTGTAAACTCACTAGCTTCAGTGGTATTAACTGTAATATTTCCAAGGTCATTACTGTTTCTAGCAATAATAACTAAGTTTGCTGTTAATCTTCCATAAATTGTTTGTGATACCTTCACGCATAGTTTCATTGAAGCAGTAGAAGTTTCTTTTGTAAATAATATTGGTGTAAGATAACTAGCATCTGCAACAGATAACTCTTCGTTATATGTTGCACTAAAAGATAAATCTGGAAGAGTATTACTTCTCAGATTAGCATTAATATTTAATGTATGAACATTTGCACCAGAGGCAGAAACAATAGTGCCAAAGATTGAATAGTTCTCAGAATTACCATCGGGTGTAATTGAAAGAATTTCTTGAATTTCGTTAGCTGAAAGGTAACTACCTGAAGCTGTTCCAGTATAATCAGCCGAAACTAATTTTACATTGCTATCTGCATATTTAAACTCATTAGAAGTTAAAGTTCCAGTTACTGTTGCACCATCAGATGTGGTTTCAAACTTTTTACTGTTGTCGTGGTAAAGGTCTACTGAGCCATCTTGTGTAAATACTATACCATTTTCTGTTCTTGCACCATTTTTTATAGCAACAACACTTCCAGCTAACTCTAAATTACCAGTTCCCCCATCTTTTATTACACTATGACTACCATTATGTTGTATTGTTAAATCACCACTATCGCCAAATTTTAATATTTCATCATCAGGAAATAAAACGTCACCATTAGCATCTGCTGTTACTGCTTTACTTGCTTGTACTGTTCCTAGTGTTGTTACATCAACATAGTTAAGTTCTGTAGTTGTTGCAGTTACCCCATCTAGTTTGTTTATTTCTGTTG